ATTTGCAGAAGAACTAAGATATGGATAATCATAAACAGATTGAAACATACCGTGAGTATAATTCTTAATGTTCTGTTCAGTAGTCCCACTTACGTAAGTTCCGCTCACGATTGTACCAGTGATGGGGATTGCTTCATGTAATAATGTTTTTGTAGTAACGATATCATTTGTAGATAGTGATTTATAAGTTGTAGCCATAATTTAGTTCCATTCCTTTATTAAACTTTTTTGATATATCTGACAGGTAGTTCGACAGAATATCCGGTTGTAGCACCCATAACTCTGATAATGGTGTCAATTGCTTGATAATTGACAGCATCAATAGTAAGATTAGAAGAGAGTCCTATTTCGTTAAATAGGAAAGTGCTATTTTCTAGGTTATCAGATGCTTTAATTGCGAAACACAATCTAGTGCCTCTTCTTCCTGCGATTGAAGAATCGCCTGTAACGTCGTTCGCCACTATTTCTTTTACATATCCAGAGTTGTTTCCTCCAGAACCCATTGTAAAATAATAAGTTGCAATGTTGTCGTCATCCAAGAACGAGAATGATGCGATATCAGTACCAAGAGCAATAGATCCTAATCTATGATCCATTTGTACGATATACTGAGTTTCTTTTAAGTCTGGATCGATCTTAACAGTAGAAGTCAGATCAGATGTGTCTAGCCCTTGATCAAAGAAAATAGTAGTATTATTACTCTCCAACGAAAACCCGTTGATGATTCCGTCAGTGTTTGAACCAATAGAGGTTATAGTATCATCATCCACCGCAATTAAATGCATATCGTAAGTACTGTATTTTAAGCCTTTACTAGGCAGTCCTTTGTCTTGATTAAGTTTGATTACTGGTAAATATAATAAATTAGATCTAGAGATCGTAATCAATTTACTCTTCATTGTCGATGTATTGTTTGTGAACGCTTCAAGTACGGGAGTCTGTAGGATCTCCAGATCGTAGTATGCAGAGCCACTTGAATGATTCTTGTCATAAAGTCCATAATTAATCTCATCGTCACCCAATGCAAACTTTGCGACGTTAAAACTTCCGTCACCCCTTGCTAACCTTTTTCTACCTGTATCTGTTAAAACAGCGTCTAGGATTATATCCCCAGAATTATCTAAAAAACCCATACTTTCTTCCTCATATATGTAAATAGTATTTCATCATAAATAGTAAAACATTATCATTTATGCTTTAATTACCTTATTCTTTTTGAACGTTACGTTAATATCTATCAACTTCCCTGTATTTTTGCTGCGTATACGGAATTTAAACTTACGAAACTTCTCTTCACTAGAGTCGCTGGATGCTAAGATATTGTCCGTTGAAACACCAATGTCGATGTATTTCCCTTCAGCATCTTCTAGATTTGTCAATGACTCTTTTGGCAATAAGTACTGCCTAGGAGATAAACCAATCTTAACGTACTTTTTAAACTTTTTTTCCTTCTGAGACGGTGGTTCGGGCTTTGCCAACGACACAATTCTAATTCTAGGATATAGTGTCTCCCCTTCCTTCACCAACACAAACTCGTATATCGGAGATGGATTAGATACAAATCCATTCCTATCTTGAGTCCTAAACATGTAGTAATAAGTTTGATTTGGAATCACGGTATCTTCGTAAGCAGCAGAATAGGCATCGTGAGATTGAATTACCTTATAGTTTTCGTTTGAAAACTCTTGATACACAACCGGCTTCTTGTTCAATCTAAAGAACTCAAAATCTGCAGGATCGTCTGACTCGAATATAATCGGTAGCCCTTCTTCTATATTTTGAGCCTTGTACTGATCCTTAAAGTGTGAAGTGTCCGAAGGGTTAATATAAACGGGTACCTCTGCCCTTTTGTCTACCATCTGGTTAAACATTATCAAGACTTTGTTATCTACGCCTCTATAAGTTATTAACTCAACATCAGGGGCAATCGGGGGCGAATCTAATATGAATATACTCTCCTTATAATAAGGCTCTTCGATAAAAACAGCATCCTCTTCAGAGGTTTTTAGCATGTTGACAACCCTTACATCATAAACGTATTCCTTTCTATAGGCAACCTGTGTATCGAAAAATAAAAATGTTTCTAAATCTGTATAGTTGAAAAAATAGTGTACACTGTACAGATCTCCCTCATCACTTTGCTTTTCTACCCTAAAAGCGACAGGAAACGCATTACCTATAGGCATGTTTTTGATCATCTCTTTAGCCTTTACTTTAAAAACCTGTGCTTTTAAAAAAGATTCAAAGTACTCACAAGCAGATTGCTCTTTGGATGGTTCATTGATAACCTTGTCACTTGCCTCTTCTACGAACGACACGAAGTCATCATATCGATAGACGCAAACTAATGAAGATAAAACTCTTTTTTCTTGCTCACCCAAATAACTAAACTCAGAATTTAAGTTAAAATCAACCGGCTGAGATGACTTGTTGTCATTTCTGGTTGATACTAGAAAATCTATAAACTCACTATCCAATTCATATTGTTCTAATAGATTGCAGATCTCAGTTTTTTCAACACCACTCAGTTTAAACTTCGAAAACATAGGAAACATTTCTCTCTTATTATCACTGTCTACGTAGACTTTGGCTACCTCTTTATTGATGAATTCTACTCTATTGTATCCGGGTAAAATATTTCTAGACTCTCCAACAACCTGTGTTCGGATACCAGAATCATTAAAGTAGTCTATACTTCTCTGCCTTTCATTGAAGAAGTCTTTGCTTAATACTCTGTCAGGGCTTTGCTCGTCACCGTTTAATTTATAAGAAGTGAACATTAATTCCCTTATAGACATGTCAATCATTTCGTTTGTCATCAAAAGCCAAGCATTTAGCGATGGCATTAGGGCAAACAAGTTAGAATTGTGCAATTGTGTAGTCAGGTTTTGATATATAGAAGCAAAATAGTTGTACTCATAGTCAATATCTGCGTACAACTTTGATCCCATATCTATTTCCATAGTACTGTCAGGATTTTGTGGAGTTTGTTCATTTATCAGACTCAAATACAAGTCATTCCTTTCGTAAGGAACCATATAACTGTGATTTAAGTTGTATGAAACTCCATTGACTTCTATCAAGTCTTGATTTACTGTATAATATTTCATTTATTTTTCACTCTCAGTCTAACTTTAAATAGAAATATCTAGATAATATTTCCCTATCGGATGTAGATCCTTGCCCTATTTGAATTTTAGAGTTCTGAAATCTCTTGAATTTGCAGAGAACACCTCCTGTTTGATTGGACACATTGTTTGCAATAGATCTTGCATTTTCAATATCCGTTAACTGTCTCCAATCTGGATTCATGTTCTCGTCAAGCCCTGCAAGATAAAAAACCATGAAAGTATTATCTAAAATAAATCTGGATAATGGCATTTGTACTTCAGATCCTTTGCCGTTTTTTGCATATCTAAAATATTTTTCAGTTGAAAAATGTAATATGGGGTGTGGCTTTTCTGCAACGTTACTGGAATAGTTGAAATTGTAATCAAAACTTCTGCTGTTCTTTTCGCCTTGAATAAAACTTTTCCTATCAAGCATGCTATATCCGTCTCGATTAATCAACATTCTCATGACAACATCTTCAATTTTAACTTTTTCGAAGAATATGCTTTGTTTGATATCATCTCTTTTTTCTTCAATTTTTTCCAAATCATCGTCAGTTATAATCTCAAGTGTTCCATAGTTTGACTGAACAGAATTGAGTAGGTTTTCTCCATTGTCGATACCAGAAGAATATCTCTTCTTTGAAATTTTTGGAATGTCAATTTTTGTATCAATAGAGTCTATTGTATTATTCTCTATCGTTCCGCCCATAGTTGTCAAGAAGGATTCAAACATTCCTGAGCCGTTCTTAAGTTCGTTGATCGTGCCATCATAGCCTTCTGGGTTAGTGTTTAGCAGGGCATTAGACAGCCCGTCATCTACAATGTCTCCTCTTTCTAATATATTGGCAAATATATTTAGATATTTCTTGACTATGTCTTCTGAAGAATATGGATCGATCCCAGAAAGAGACGAAGGAGTTGCGAAACCGAGATTCTTTGATTCAATATTGATCGGTACATTATGGTTCTGTTTTTCTAAATCCATTCTGGCTTCATATTCAGACTCTGATATCGCGACAGTGTCCGGAGGAACAATTGCGACGACACCATATTTGAAAGCATCTGGAGATACACTTATATCCCAAGTTCTAGTATACGTTAATACTTTGTTTTGGTTTTTTGCGGCATTTGCTGATTCGTTGTTAATCGCTGCTGTGGGAAAGTACCTTCCTGCGGCAAATAAAAGATCTTCAATTATTCTTTTCATGTTTTCTAGTTTTCTTCGCTCAAATGTGGATATGTCAGATATGTCCGTAAATCCCTCACTGTTGGCTAGCGAAGAGTACAGTTTTCCTGTAAGCGCTTTAAACAATTCATCAGTCGCAAATGCTTGCACGAATAACTGATTATCAGGTGGAAAGATTTGTCTTAAATCAGATTGTGCCTGTGCATTCAGTTCATCTCTCAGTTCATTGTAGTTTTGAGGATTGTTGTGTATATATGTTATCGCCTGATTAAATCTAGATAACAAAGTCTTTACCGGATCTATAAACTTTTCTGCATATATAAATATTGGATCTAAGAAGTCAATCTCTAATTTGTAAGTATATTCTCCATCGGTTAAGTTCTCAAAACTTATATCTGACACTTCATAGTAAATTATATCATTTGTGAGTTTGGCGGTGGATATCAAAACTTCTGTGTCCTGAAGTGTGGTTACGTCGAAAGAATCTTTTCTGACTCTGTACACTCTGGTGCTCAGTACTTCAAAATCTGACAGTACTGCATTTGAATTTGATGTCAGCAGATTATCATATATGAATTTGGCACTAGAGTTTCTTCTACACAACTCTCTTATGTTTAGGTAAAAGCGATTGTGTGTTCGAATCTCGCCATCGTCATTATGAACATAGGAAGAGTACATATCACTAGTGATCCCTGAGTTTAGGGAACTTTGATTGCCAGTAGCCAAAGACACCTGATCTATCACTTGATCATAATCGGATATACGATCAGGGCGAATAATTTCTTGTATTCTCTCTGTTAGTCTAAAATCCTGAACTTTGCTCGATGCTGCCATACCATCTTCTAAAATACGACACTCGTCAATATCTTTATAGAAAAATTCTATTGTTTCTGAATTTACTGGTATTTGAACTCCATCTATCAGGGAACTAGCATTAAAAAAGCAAACACTATGCATGTAACAAAACTCTACCTCAGTTTTATTCGTAAAAGATAAATCTTCTTTTATTATCTTAAAATCATAAAACCTATTCCCATCATCGTCAAAAGTAAAGTCACCATAATTTTTAATCAATTCGTTGCTGTATTCACTGAACATTATAGATTTTGTTTCCAACAGTCCGTCACGATAAGCGCTTTTGATATCCAAGTAGTGATCCTCTAAGCCATCTATAAATTGATTGTTTCTGGCGATACTGGTGGAATTAAAGGCGCCCGAATAGAAACTTAGGAACTCTTCATAAACGATATCAAAATTATTCAAGAAGCCAATACTAGCCTTTTGAGTCATATATTGAAAGAGTAGGCTCTGCTTTGCTGGGCTTATTCCTATTTTGTTCACCGGATTCCAGTAAGAGTCTAGAAAATCTGCAAAATTTCTAACCCTTTCATCTCTGGAGAACACGACAAATAATTGCACGTTGTTCTTGAAAGTGTCGGACAAGAGATAATCGGCAATACCGCTATCATCTTCCACGGTATCATGCACTGATGCATCGATCATCACTTGGTACTCTTCGTAGTTACCAGTTGCGGATTCCAAGAAAATGCGATTACATTTAAAACTTGGAACTAAATCGTCTAAAGTACATGCTGCCATTAACAATCCTCTCCATCATTATCACTAGTATATAGTTCTGTTCCGGGAGTTTGTTGATAATCTTGAGACACAAGATTGCTATCAAATATGTTTCCTCTCTTTTCTCTAGCAAATATCTTCTCTCTTTTGGTTTTTTCGTCTATGCTGCCATCCATAGATATGTCAAAATAAAACTCTACGAATTTATTGTCTATAGGAGCCTCTGATATCTGCTCTTCGATCTCTTCTTGATCCAACAATATACCATCGACGATTGGCTGAACTTGTTTCTTGAACATCTTAGGAACCAATATTTCTTTCTTATCTTCGTCTTCTGTAATTTCGTATACTTCTAGTGAGAACGAATCATTCAGCAAATCGACATTTGCTTCAGCAATATCTAGAACAATAAAGTCATCTACTATTCGAATGAATAAGCCTTCTTCAGACTCGGATATAAATCTATCTGTCTCTGGATCCGAGATACCTTTAAAGTCTTTTCCAGTCAACATAGGCTGAGCATTAAGATCTACTTGAATCTGAGGTACACTAATGATCGGCTTTTGGCACATGAATGGCGACGAGCAACTAATATTTGAATCATAAGTCGTTGATCTAGAACTGTTGAACCTTCCTTCCATAAACTCCACTCTCCATGCCGCAGTATATTGATTTCCTAATTGTGACTTTCCAAGAGGTAGTACTTCTCTCAAGCCATCATAATCTTGAAAAACGGATGGATCAGTTTTTAAATCAGTTACATTTGATTCGTGATATGTGTCTCCGATTTTGTCGTGAGTTTGTTTTTTTACTTTCGCCTCTAAGTCTGTAAAGTTTGTCTGGCATCTTATAGAAGGGGAGTTCTCTTGGATCCTAGGTTCAATATCATTATTGTCCTCTACGATTCCTGCTCTGGCTGCGTCATATAATATGTCGTCATCAAAGAAAGCATAATAAACGGGCTTGAATTTGCCTGCTGCTAACTTTTGCCTGCCGTAAGACGACAATTTGAGTTCTAATATTTCTTCTTTTTTGTTAAAAAACGTCATTTGCTATCTCCTTAAAAATCTTTCGGCTTCAGCCTGTCCACGAAACCGGCTAAATTTGGAAAAATACTAACCAAATTACTATAAACCACCAGAATGAGTATGTTTTGCTTTGCTCTCTTTACGTAGTTTCTTTTTCTTCTGCTGCTCAATTTGTCCCACTGCTTGTTTCTGTCTCTCAAGTCATCTTTAATCAATCTCTTGAACTCTACCAATATTGACATTTTGGCATCTCCATAGTTGAACGCATCTTCTTGTTGAGTTTCTTGTGCAGAAAATACAGACTCTCCTGTTCTTTCAGGAAGTTCTGATTGGGACGATCCGACTTCTTCGCCGATTGCTTGTACAGCCACGACATCTTCATTCAAAACTGGCTCTCCGATAAGATCTGCTGTAGAGTAATTACCACTGCCTTGAGTTACATTAGAGCCAGTATTGCCTTCTGTAGGTTTCTGAAGGTGGACATCTACGCTTAATCTTACGTTCTCGACTAATGAGAAATAGTCATACGGCCAGTTATACCCAACCGTTGAGTGGTTAGCGATTGGCTTTCCTAAATCTTTATCCATCTTTTCATCATATGAGAAATTTCCTCTTTGCTTGACTTTGAATATTCTCCATCTAACTTTCTTAAGAATGTTCATGTTCGGACTAATGTCTTTCAAAGAGCCGAGCATTCCTTCTGGAGATAGAACGTGTGTTATAGATTGCTGATCTTCATCAACTTTCTTTACATCTTCTGTTATTACACCCTGCCACAATCCGTTAAGATCGTCTCTTTCTAGAGTTTTCGTAAACTCAAATACATACATCGGAATTGGTTGCACGTCATAATTAATAAAATCTAAATGTGGAGGGAAGACATATTCTTTCATCTTTTGAATTTGTCTCATAACTTCTGTATCTTGCGACATTCCATTTTCCAACTTCAAGTTCAAGTACTCTGGAATTCCATCTCTATTCGATATGTACGGTACTGCAACGACAGCCTCTTTAACAACCTTAGTCTTAGCAGTAACCCCCATTTTAACCGGCTCTTGGCTAAAACCAACCAGTTCAGCCAGTGATTTAACTGGATCAGAATTACTGTGCATAAATTGTCCAGATCTAATGGTTGAGGGATTTTTGGTAATGTTCTTTTCGTTCTGTGGGGCATACTGTGGTAAAGTTTTAAAATATGCTAAACCTCTTTGGACTAAATCGCTAGACGCTGTAGCACCACCACCATTGTATCTAATCGCTCCGCGCACAAATTGTGGCTCAAAATAAGTATACGACGAGGTATCTGAAGCCGCTAATGCAGATACTGCTGGATTTTCTGGTATCAGCCCAAATCTTCTAACTTTTGCCTTTCCAACTCTTCTTCCTGATTTGAATTTTTTGGAAAAAGGTTTCGTAGCGGTAATTGTTTTGTTAATCCTAATAGCCTCTTCGTTAAGGCTTTTGTCACTTTGAGAGGCTAAGACAGTTCTTCCCCCAATCAAATCCGACAAAGAAGCCCTAGAAGCGTCTGTCATATTCGTCTTTAAAAGTTTTCCAACAGTTAATTGATTATTATTTTTTTCTAAAATCGAAGAGATGTAACCCGGTATCAATACTTTGCCACTAGATGCAGAAAAGCAATCAACTTCAACCTGATCGTCAAAAGTTGGAGATTGTTCGCTATAAACTACTCCAATCGAGAAATCTGCTAAGAAATCTTCAGGCACTCCAGTGGGATACTCTCCTTGAGAGTATTCTACAGAAGAATAGTTTTTGGTAACAACCAGCAGCGGAGCATAACTACTAGGACGATCAATTGGGTAATAACTTGCCGCCCATTGCCCTTTGTAGGTGCCCTCAGTTGTAGCAGTAATGTTTAATGATGCCCCAGCCTCATCAGCCAGTTTTAGCACTGTGGAGCCTGTAAAGTCTGATGATCCTGTCAATTTTTCCAAAGTGTAGGCTGAAGTATCCTTGAATACATCAAATATTTTAAAGTTGTTAGCCACAGATCCTGTATTGTCTAAGGTTTGCCCAGAAACACTCTCAACGTCTTCTTCTCTTAATTCTGTATCGATAATTATGTCTGTGTCTGGGTTGAGAACTTGTATTGCACCACCTTCAACAGCAAACTCGTCAGCCCCAACAAGACGACGTCTATTGATTTGCTTCTTAAAGTATGGGAACAAAGTATTTTCTGCATTGACATTGTACGAAGAACTAAGCCCTGCGTCATCACAAGACGATACATCTGGCTTGACAACAACATATTTTGGATTAGGAATTGCTAATTCAGTACCTAACTGTTGATATTCAACAGGCATATCGATCATTTGCATGAAAATTCCCTTTTCTGCTTCTTTGGGAAACTCTCCATATTGATGCCACATACCAATTGGATTCAAGACACCGCTAAGTTTATGTACTGTGGACAGTGTAGAATGAACTGAACTCAAAGTATCTGGCTCTTGTCTAGATCCTGAAAGACTAAGTTGGCTGGTGTATATATCGTCGGAAGTAACATCAGACTCAAATTCAGCATTATATTCTCTATTTAAGTATTTAGAGAAGTCTAATATTGGAGTCTCAAACTTAGATTCAATAACCCATGAATTTCCTTCTCCTCCAGACTTCACTTGCTTAAATAAATTGAAAGATGCGTCAACTTGCATAGCGTTATCATTGATCGTAAACCCTTGCGGCCCAAAGGTACCTCTGTCTCCGAAAGATCCAGACTCATGATTCAATTCATATCTTAAAAATTCAATATTTGTATTCTCTATGATCTCGTCTAGAGTATGTTTTCCTGCTCTTTTTGGGGTAAATGTATAGATAGCCCAAGCCTCTCCGTCATAATAGGGAGGAGTAAATGGCGCATTATACCCATTTGTCGAGTCATACATCATATAAGTGGTATTATTATTTCCGGTACCTTGCGGAGTACTTCCAGATATTGATCCAAACTCAACAGCAACTCCACCAGCACACGGTGGGCCGAATGCGTTGGGTTGAGAGTACATCGTTATAGTCTCCACTTCTGCGTAAGAATTGAGATTAGGGCGTGGATAATTTACTTTCTCGACGCTGTATTCTAGTGCAGATCCAGTCAAGCCTTGATATTCGTTCAAAAAGTAGTTTGTTCCACTTGGAGGACGATTGTGGTACCTGTCATATGTACCTGAAGGATCAGAAGCATTTGTAATAATGTCTGCTGCTCCACTAAACTCAACGTATGGGTGTTGTTTTCTAGACTTGTACACTCTAAAGATAGAACGATAAGTTGGCAATATGTTTGCATGATTCGCTATCACAATTCCAAAGTCAGGATCATTTTCAGGTTTTGATATAATTTTAGATGATTTTCCTCCTCTCAGGAAGAATTCCATAACTTCAGAGAAGAAATTACTTGACATTAATTTATAATTTGAGTCTGATGCTTCTCCTATCTTAGCCTTAAGGTTGAAAGAAGAACTAGGATGTGGATTGGTATCAACAATATATTCTTTTGACATGTATGCTTCTGGAACTAACAGTGTTTCAAACGGAAGCCTATCATCAAAGAATTCATTACTAATCATATGATTTACACCGCCATAAGGATCCTTGAGACTTGCTGTAGCCATCTTTGACGTCATGATAGGGTAATCTACTGCCATACCAGACTTAATAGTGTTATAGAGCAATCCCGGAGACATAATAGCATCAAACACAGGACGCGTCTGTGCCATCACGTTATTATCTGGGAACTCGATATCAGTATCGTCCGGATTTGCTTCCTGTGCTGTTATACCTTTTCCATAAGAACCGGCAAATGCTTCGCACATCTGCACAGTCCTAGACTGAGGGTAGAAGCCATCATATGGTAAGAAACTTTTAATCGCGTCACAAGTAAGTGTAAGTTTGAGTGGAATAAGTTCTAAATCGCCTGTATTGTCTTCGATAAAGTCCTCTATATCCCTAATGTTTGTACTAGTAGAGTATTCTCTTAAAAACTCTGATGAGTTTCCTCTCTGGTTTTTAGCCACAGTTGCTCCATCATCCAATGATGCTCCTGTGATTTCAAGCCAATAGTTTTGTGCAAAGTATGATCTCTCATCATTTCCGTCTGCAATAATACCTTCAACATGGGAACTTATTCTGTATTCAGGTACCAAAGAGAAGTGCTTGTTGTTTCCTCTGATTCTTTCGTACCAAGAATTATAATCGTCATCCATTGGTGCAAGTCCAGATAAATCCGGAGTTGTCCACCTTGAAGTGTTATCGAACATTCCATCAGTATCATATCCTAGTGATCTAGTTAGCGCAAAGTGGTTTGATCTAAGTTTATACCCTTCGTGAATTAATCCTAAATTAGATTTTGCAGTAGGATTACGTAAAGATCCGGGAGACTGTAGTGTATGAGGATATGCATATCTAGGTTGTGGCTTTATTTCTTGGAACCTTATGCCCCTAAATATACCGTTGACTCCGCCCCCAAGTCCAACTAAACTAGCGAAAGAGTCATTTCCGGTTTCTGTTATTGTAGCATTTTTTGCTGTTCCTGTGACTGATGATGTCAATGCAAAGGATCCAGTATCAGATGCTACGGTGAATGCTGCAGACATGTCCGTATTAGACTGCACAGCAGCCGTCAAGGCGTTGAAGAAAGCATTGTCGGTTACACCACTTGCATTGACTTGCGTTGCGCTAGGAGATGAACTATGGACGATTGTGAACGTTGTTCCGTCAATAGCAATTGTATCACCTGCTGTTGCTCCAGATTCGTCTGTACCTCCGGCGGTGTTATTGGTGATTGTGAAACCAGCATTGCCGTCATCAGAGCCAGTAAATACTTGAAGAATATCTCCGTTATATATGGCTCCTGTTATAGATGAAGTTAAAGAGAAAGATGCCGTATTAGAACTGGTAGCAATATTGATCGTGTCATATGCAGTATTTGTCTTGATTGCTGCAGATAGAGCATTCCAGAACTGGGTGCTCTTAGACGCGTCTGTTCCTGAATATCCAGAGACATCTATGTATATATAATTTGTGGGAGAATCGTTTGATTCATCCCCAGTCAAGTCAACTGCGAAGAATCTATCTCTAGAGTTTTCTTCGTCTCTAATCTTGATGTGATCTAAGTCTTGAATTCCGATTGGTGACGTACCGCCTGCAGCGCCTGCTAAGTTTTGGAATGTCGCTCTTGCGCCATTTGTGTTTTGTGCGAAAGATACATTCTTAGCAGTTCCAGTAACAGAAGAAGTCAGACTAAATCTATGATATCCGCCTCCGATGCTGGCTATTGCGATTGTATCAAACACAGTGCCACCCTTAATTGACTGCGAAAGGGCATTGTGGAAATTTGTTGTAGATCCTGTTCCTAGTCCACTACCGATATTGATTGAGAAAGTTTGCCCATCAATTGTAATGGTGTCGCCATTCTCTGCTCCTGATTCATTTGTACCAGCAACTCCTGCGCTAGTAACTGTAAATGTGGCTGCGTCGCCTGAAATACTAGGATTTTCTGATGATCCTGTGACTTTTGAAGTTAACGTGAATGCCCTAGGAGTACCAGAAGAAGCAGTTGCTGCATTGAATCCGGTGCTAGTTTGAACTTTAGATCTCAAAGATTCCCAAAATACAGCGTCTGAGACGCCACTGGCTAACACTTGTACTGCAGTTGGAGATCCAGAATGAACAATAGTAAATGTTGTCCCGTCAATAGTAATGGTGTTTCCATTGACAGCGCCAGAATCGTCAGCACCATTAAGGAATTTAGAGTCTAACTTGGCAAACGTTCCTCCACTAGTTCCACCGTTTCCAGAGCCACCGCCGTTTCCGGCAGCACCAGTGATATAGTTTGTAACTGTGAATGTTCTAGGATTGTCAGAGGCTTGGACTACGCTAAACCCTTCTGCTTCAATTGCTGTCTCTATTGTATTCCAAAAATCTGTATTCGATGCTCTTGTTGAGTCAACATAGATTGTGGTAAATCCAGTCCCACCGTTAACAGATGCTGAATAATTTAGCCCACCAGTATTTGAATCATCTTTATCGACAACAATTTTAAATCCATTTGCGTTTTGTCCTGAGACTGCAAAGAAATCAATATAATGCCCATCTACCGCACCAGACTCGTTGGTACCTCCCTCAGAGTTCTTGGTGACGTTGAATGATGCATCTGAGGATGCGATTACACTATTGTCCGCAGAGCCAGTACTATCTGCCTGTAGATTGAATGTCGCCACCTCTCCTACCGAAGATGTGCTAGTGACTGTAAATGAAGAACTGGCATCAATTTCTGCTTTGAGTTCATCCCAAACCTGAGTGTTTGTTACGCCTGTTATTCGGACGTTTGTAGCGTTAGTATATGTTCCCGGATCGTCGTCTAGAGTAAATGCAACTCCATCAATTGTAATCGCATGTCCATCTACTGATCCTCCAAGATCTACACCACCTGCGGAAGGGGAGACTAGGGAAGATATCAATGGAGAGTCTTCCGTATGAGTATTAGAGTTTGCTGCTGTTCCTGCGGTTGTCGCTGTGATTGTGAACGAAGCACCAGAATTACTAGCATTATAACTCGCAACGCCAGAATCAATTGCCGATTCAAGATTCCCCTGAAGAGTAGAGTCATTAACCTGATTATTGGGTAATCCGTTTTGACTAGTAAAGTGTGTACCATTTCCAACAGTTAAATTAACCTTAAGCCCTCTTGGGGTAGAATCTGGTATAGTTGTAAATGATGCTAAATCCGAGGTTGCGGAGGGGAAAGAACCTTCTTGCCCTAATTTAAACCAGTGAACTAGACTTGCTGCTGCGTCATGCCTAAGTAAATCTTTTATCCTTCCGTCATGGTATGCTTCTGATGCCTCATTGGCTGTCAGAACTTTATCCCATATTGCCAACTGGTTTAACCTACCAGTTAAATCATAGTTACTTGCACTACCTGCAACATTGGCTACAACTATTTCTGTGAACGTGTGACTGAACGCTGTAGCAGTTCCAGAAGTGGAAGGTGAACTTTGAGCAGCCCCATTCAAGTAAAGTACCGCTGACATACTGGAAACGTCAAATGTTATGACATAATGATTTAAGTCTGCTATGTTTATTGCTGAAAGACTGAATGTGAAAAGTTTGAGTGTCGATGCATTTTCATAAAGTCTAAGGTTCAGATTTCCACCGCCGGATGAATAATTTACCAATAATGCCCCAAAACTAGAATTTCCTCCGGAAGAATCAAGAGAAACAATTGATTGAAAACCACCTTCAGAACTATTATAAGAAGCATAGAAAGATATACTAATATCACTTCCGCCATTAATCGTAGATGCTGCTGGATACGAACCGTTATTGATTATGCCATTACTGGTTGTGCCACTAAGGCATGGTTCAAAAGTTGACACAAACGTTGCAACTTTGGGAGATGCTTGAGAGTTATTGTGATGATTGAACGAAACTGTGGTTCCATTAATCGTAATACCTGTATCTTCAATTGAAGTCATAGAGTTAACTTGTGCTGATCCTGAGTTAATCGAATCTAGTTCTCTAAAGCCTTTTAATTGATCATTGGTGGCTGCTGGAGAACCGATTGATGCTGATGGTGCAAATTCGTAGTTTGCATTTGAACTTTCTAGTTTAGCAGTTACGAAAAACCTAGCATAGTTTAACTGCGTACTTAGAGATACAATTTGTCCAGTGATATTGGATGATGCATCTTGTGGCTCTACGTCAAAACTAGATGTGTGATACCATTTTGTATCGAGTGCTGATAGTGCGGTTTCAGTAAACTGTTCATATGAAAGATCGAAGTATGTATTAAAGCCTGATAAACCGGCAATCGTAGAAGATAGTTCATTGAAGTACGTGGTTGCACTTTTGATTGTTGCAAATTTAGAATCTGTAAAAGCAGGATGATTGGTAATCACATTCAAATCATATGATGTGGTTGTTGATACATCGTTGATGTTGCCAGTTCCTATTAGGTTACTATCACTTCCGTCATCTCCAAAAGTATATCTGAATACTTGAGCAGAGGCAGAAGGGAAGTTAGGAGAAAACTTTCCACCATTATAAAGTTTTGCTGCAAAGTCTGCTAGTTCAGTGCCGTCATCTGGATCTGGACATACATCATATACGGTGAAATCAGAAACTTCTACCGCCGAATTCCACTGAGATGTACCATTATCTCCCATTAAAAGATGCCCAGTTGGTGAATACTGCGTTGTAGTGAAGGTGTTAGAACCGGATAGTTTTGTATCAGGCACAGTAGCGCCGTGAAGTACGCCATCGACATACAATCTGTGTACAGCAGGCAGATTTTGGTGACGGAACAGTGTGAATTGTCTCCACTTGGAATCTCCTCCAACATTTGTAAACGTCGTTTCATGGAATGCCGGATTTCCTAAATTATCTTGCACAAAATGCCTATATATCAAATTGTGCTGAGCGTCCGAGCCATCATCTGAATCAAAAAACAATTCGCATGAGATAGCACTACCACTCATCGCTTTGTAAAGAAATTTTGGACGTCCAGTATCTAGAGATCCGTCTGTTATCTTAAAATAGCCAGATAATACTATATCATCAACATTGTTTCCATATTCAACATTTCCGGATAAGTATTGAGAGCCACTAACTTGTAGCGCTTTTTTGAAAGTAACCGGAGATACACTTGCATTAGTTCCAACTACAAGAGAATTATCATAATCAATTTCTACTCCTTTATAGTTTGATGTGTGAGGGTATATGGTATGTCCATCTATCGCTAACTCATAACTCGCATCAAAATGCAAATAGGATCTTTCACCACCTACAGGTAATCCACCTAATGTGAAAGTAGATGCTGCATTTGCTTCAGGGATGATAGCACCTGATACCTCAAACGTTCCTGTTGCTTGAGTTCCAAGCACTGTCCTTTCGTCTGCTGTAAATCGGAATGACGAACTTACGGCAGGACTAAACGCAGACACGGCAGTGAATCCACCAGTCCCATTTGTTCCTTGTACATTTGCGCCTGTTATCTCAAAAGAACCCGATGCAGCGATACCAGTTGGCTGCATACCTTGTACATTGAATGCTCCGGAAGCAAATTGCCCAAATCTTGTTGCCCCTTTAAGACTAAAAGATCCTGTTGCAGACGATCCACTTGTAATTAATTGAAAGTTATTTTGCCCATTGTGAAAGTGATGATCTTGATTTTGCAAAACACCGGGAGCACCGGCAGAATTAGAGGCTGCTGTTCTGGGATTTGATCCAGTAAAATTAGTTCTGGAGTCCATGTTCCAAATTGATTGAGATGGGATTATGTTTGTTAAAAATCCAGAATCTTTTAAAACTTGTATCTGTCTGTTGAGGCTTCCTTCTTTGAACAAAGAAGCGGTGACATTAGTTTCTCTTCTACCAATCTCGTTTAGCCTATGATAAGATCCAGTTTCGCTAATATTTGTATTGTAAAGTTCGTTCTCGCCTTTTGCCCAAAATCTAGATATAAAGTAGTGTCTATGCCTAGTGCTATATTTTGTGTGCTTAACGTATCTAGGGAATATAATTTGTTTAATATTTTTTATCAAGATTTCTGCATCTTCAGTATTGTTTGAGTAGTAGCCATACAAAGATTCATATAAAGTTTCATTCTTTTGCATTACAGTATCATTTCTTAACTTTAAACTATCAAAATGAAATTTCATATTGACGTAAGGATACTTGAAAGTGAATTCTGAATTGTTGTATTTTACCTTTGCAGTATTTGGAATGTTTGCCGTGACTCTGGATTCCTGAACGTTTTCAGAATTTAAGTTGTAGCCGTATGATTTTTTAAGTGCATTGTTAGCATTGGTATCGTTATTGCGGATCTGTTCCCAAGAAGGGTATCCGTATGCAGTAACTCCATCAATTCTTTGATTAATTACACTTTGGCTCACAGTTGTCTCAGTAGAATGCTGGTGAGGAAATCTAGAAGTTGTTCCACTAGGCTCTGAAAATCCTGATAGAATGTGTCCTGCCAATGAAGAAGTTGCTGCTGAAGCCGTGTGAGATTGTTTAACCCATTGATACTGAAAGTCTGATTGTGGTATCTGGTGTTGTATCCAATAGTTGTCGTGATCTTTTTCTTGTTCTGAAGCGTCCCACTTTGAGTTTCTATTGACTTTGTGAAAAGATGGATTTTCTCCACCAAGAACCGAATCTGTCCCACCAAAAGCAGAGTGACGCGTTAGGTGAGTCAATAGTCCATACCTATTTCCGTGTATATCTACTAGATGAAGTAGGCTTCCCTCTTCACCACTTCCAGATCCACGAACCTGCAAGTTTCTAAATGGCAGTGCATTATAGGCACTATGCTCTTTTCCGTGCATGTCCAAGAATATTTCAGACATAGTTTCGAATCCACCGGGGGCAGAGAACTTACTAGCCATAACATATTTACTGGCAGTAGAGCCAGAAGTCTGTTCGGACGAATCCTTAACCCCTGCTAAGTATAAACTAGAGGTATTGAAATTAGATGCAACATTGCCTTCAGCAGATGTTGCTCTAGCCACCAAACTGGCTTCTAGGTTTGTTTCTGGTAATACAGAGTTGACAGTGTTGTGTAAATTTGTGTCCACATCATTGTTTTTAAAGAATGTTTTGTTTTGATTTCTTCCGAATGTGTGAATGAATTGATATTTTTTATTATAGTTTCCTACCTGCGATCCTGTTGTTTGAATGTTTTTAATATTTACTGGACGTTTTGCTCTTTCTTCTCGGTAATATCTAGCCTTAGCCTGATCTGTTCGGAAATGAGGGGCACCTGATTGATTAGAGTGAGGGTACGGATAATCTGCCCCAACTATACCAATTGATCCACTAGCGTTTTCAACATTGTTGATTAGGATCTTGTATCCTTCGGGGCGTGTGCTTTCACCATCGTTGCCTGCATTTATTGGTGTATGCCTATGCTGGTGTCCACCAACCCATCTTTCTGTGAACGGAGATTGCATTGGAATCTCGTTTGTATTATCCGTAGTGTCTGAATGGACGTTGGTGACGTCAATTGAGCCGTCTGTGCCCAGTATTCCACTTACTTCACTGGTATACCCAGTAGAGACTGAAGACGCCATTATATTAAAGGGTATCACCATTCCGCCGGGATAAATTCCATCATATCCACCAGACATATCATGGTGAAATGCAGGGAATCCGTGAAACGCACTAAATGCTCTTTTTATCTTTGTCGTAACTGGTGTTTCGTCGTTGCAATCTTTCAATGATTGGAACATGTCGTTGTTAGTCAAGATATATCGCAAAGGAAATGCCCCAAATTGCCCATAAGTTGCAGGAGACTCTGACACTTCCTTGGTTGCACTCCAGATACTATCTCTTCTTTTTCTTTGCTCGTAGTTTGTTCCACCATGAATAACCTCTTGCTTATCAACAGCAAAATGTTGTGCTGTAGTGAAAGAGCGATTTAAGACTGAGTTTCTTGCTTGGAAGACTTTAACACGGGTATCGTTAGAGCCAGATGCCGATCCTGACAAAGGAGGGCGATCTCTTTCTGCTCTTTCGAGCCACCAAAAGCAGTTTTCGTTTTCAGGGGTTCCGCCAACTGGTGCATGCCCAGTTTTCCAAGGATACAAATGGCGATTGATGGTGTTCATTCCCCCTTCTAGTGTGGGAGTTTTAAATTCAATTGTGGGAAATTTGTGTGTATATTTATCTCTAGAAAAAACGTAATTTTCGATTACGTTGTTGACGCCATCAGAATGAGCCAATGAGGCTGGTACCAAAGCAACTAGCATCTCTCCTAAAGAATCATCCAGCCATTTATAGTAATCAATATACTTGTCTAAGTCTGGCTCATTAGCCACTCTCTCAAAAAAGAGTTCTCTTAGATTTCTTAAGTCTTTGTATTCTTGTCTGTACTTGTCAACAGGGCGTCCAATTAAATTGTTGAAGTCTGTTACGGATGACATGAATTTTATCATCTCTTCGGATACAGTTTGTGCCATTGACTTCTCAAAGGCAATATAATAGTCTTGCGGTAAGGTTTCTTTGGTAAATTGGATATCATCTTGTTGGCGTATATCGATCATATCATCGCCTTGCAAAATCTCAGGATAAGTTGATCTAGCAGCATTAATATATTCTACGTCAATGACTTTTTCATCATTAGCCAAGAAGTGATCACCCCTACCATGGTAAAATTTTCTTTTAACATTTTCAAATGCTGGCATATATCGTCTTTCGCCAGAACCACTGGTGATATCTAAGGATATAAATTGTCCACTAGCGTCTGATGTGGATAAAGTTTGAAAGTCCCAATTTAGCAATAGTGTGTCTATTTCTGGTATTTTTATATCATTGACGTCATCTTCCATTAAGTATGCCGATCTCATTGGAGACTTAGCACCTATATTATTACTGTCATATGAGTGCTGTAGTAATGTCTCATCGTCTAGGTAGTTCATCCAATATCTCACAAACCCAATCTTGTGATCAGATCTTTCTTGAATAGAACCAGTAAAGTTTGTTCTTCTCGCTCCTGCATAAATACGTTTCGAAGAGTTCAAGAAATTGTGGGCATTAGCCTGAGTTACGGATGACGAAAACTGAAAGGAGTTGATGGTGGAATTACCGTCTGTATTGTATCCCACAAAATCAATTAAATAGTTTGCACTAAGAGACGAACTTAATATAAAATCAGTTGTTGGGTATTTTTCATTTCGAAGTCTAAACGAAAAAAGCCACTCATTATTGTCATACATGTTATCATAAAGAGACGATGACATATGAATCCCTAAAACCGAGGATGATAAATGGAATCTCACCCTCTTGGACTCTACTGCATCTCTTTCGGAATACATTTGGATTTCTGAATAATCTGTGCCCGGAATTGTATAATCATTTCCATCTGAAGAATCTGCTTGGTGCATACCCATGATCACTGATTTTGTGAATGGCGTGTTGAACCCATTAGCAGAATTCCAATATAATTTGTTCGGCAAAATTACTTGCGTCTCAACAGATACTGGTATGTACTTTTCAAAATCAGCACCGGAACCGGAAATAAAACTAACACCGTCAGAGCCACTGGCATATTGATATATGGTTCCAGCAAACCTGTCAGGATGGTTAAAGTCAACAAACTTTTCTTTAGTCGCTCTAATACTATAGCGATCCTTTATTTCAAAATCGACATTGTCGCCATAAAAATTAATTTTTACAACATCTTCGTCAATCCCAAATGCATGCAACACATTTCTAAATGCCTTGTTGGTTCCCTTCTCTTTATAAATATTGATCAGAGACGAGTATACATTTTGATATATTTGATTTTTTACATTGTGAATCCTCATTTCATAGTTTTCGTCTTCACTTCTAGCAGCCAATGCTTCAATAACAGATGCGTCTGCAAATAACTCTGGAGCAACAAAGCCAGCATTTGTCAAAAGCCTGTCAGCAAATGGCAAAGGCTTCACACTACCTTCGGTATCTGTATTGTCATCTTGATTTGTAATCTTAGTTTGGAAGTGTGCATAGACATCTTTAAGACTATTGAGATCTTGAATATGTAGGTATAGATTGTCATAGTAACTAGCCATAATATGAGTGAGTATTGCAACATTACCGTCTTTCTTATCTTCGTCTAAGATCCAACCGGGTACTGAGTTTATCAAAGATGCGTTATTTCCTATATCATGAACACTACCAGATGCCCTTAGACTCGCCAAAACACTGACATAGTCGGGATGTGATGAGTAGATTGTGGGATCTTTGAATTCTTTTGGTGCTGCACCTGCCAACACTATGGCAGAATCTGTCGATCTTGCGCCTGAAGTATACCCAGTCCAAGTTCCGTTCGAGACACGCCCAGAGTAGTCCAAGACTCTAGAGTCTAGACTGGCAGTCGCTGTGATTCCTTCATTGAATTTATAATAAACACCTAGTTTTGTATTCGCTTCGTCAGTATTTGTCCCTCCACCAATATTAATCCAATAGTGCCTACCAATTTCTTTTGAAGTTCTCTCTGTTTTCCAATATCTGAATTCGTCTAGAGATCCAGAAAACTTTCCGGCACCCTCTTGGATTGTTGGTGATCCAGAAGGAGCAGTCTGTAGTGCTCCAATATAGGAGATTATCGAACCAGTAACATTTCCTAGTGCTGCCGAACTGATGGATTGTTGATGGTTGAGTTGCCCATTAAGATAAAAGTTAGCAGCCAAGTTTGAGCCAGAGTTCTTAAGGGACAAAGCGATGTGATTCCAGTCTGTGATCGATGCTGTTGTGACATTTTGCCCAAAAGATTGATTCTGAGTTCCACTGGTTCCACTTAAAGCGGTGAATAGGAAAGGAGAGCCACTAGAAGCACCAGTAAGTTCTAATCGAAGCCTACCATATTGTGCTGAACTAGAAGCCTCACCATTCCACAAGTCGAATAATACCTCTTTTTCTGTTTTTGATGTGTCGAATGCAGTCTTTTTCACCCACATTTCAACTGTAACACCCTCTTCTAAATTAAATTTGAGGTTTGATTCTCTTGATTTGTTTGAATCAAGTATATTGGCGTCACCATGTTGCTTCTTAAGTCCTATAAAATCGGACTTGTTTGGGCCGCCAAATGTCTTGATATGCGTATTCGTATTTGATTTTCCGTATCCACCAATGATTGTTCCACTTAAGGTACCCCAAGTTGGATATCCCATGTTGACATGTCCATTGAATCTTGGGTATTTGTGTTCAAAAAGGTACATATCGATGAATGTGGAGTCGAAAAGCCAGTCATATTTCTCCTTTTCAGATCCATCATATGGATAGGTATTGCGGATTCTTTTAAAGCCATCCACATAGTATCTCTCAGCCGAACCAAAGTAAGCAAAGTTCTTTGGATCGCTGTAATCGACGTTGGGCATGAATCTAATCTTATCTTTATTGTAAGATTCGATGTATTCTTGCGATTCTACTTCATTAGCCATGTCTTCTAGGCTTGATGAATGAATTATTTTTGTTGAATTGAATAAGTCTTTAAGTTTCATATTTCTCTACTCTAAATTTAAATGCCTTGTTTATTGGTTTGTAGTCAGCGATAAAGTCATCATAAAATGCCAACAGAATCCCATATGAATATCCGGGCTCAAGAATAGACATATCAAAATCGAAATAACTTCCTGAGCCATCAAAAGATAACTCTGTGAATTTGATACTTCCCGTAGCATGTTCAATAACTTTGTAGTTGTCGATAATTCTAAATATTTCATACGATCCTGATGTTGGAATATACAATTGAGGTTCTGCAACTGCTCTTGTGTAAATAGTTGGACTCCAGCCTTTTAATCTTGTATAAACTCTAAATCTTGCTGTTTCGTTACTTTCGTAAACTTTCTTTAAATTAGTGATAGAGACATAATAGTCGTTTGTTTTTGTTGTTGTTCCAGTGTATCTGATTTCTGGATAAATTGTTCCAGTGTGAAATTGTGTTGAACCAGAGAACCACACGTCGTGTAGTGTCTCGGATGTTCCCGTGAGAGCAACAGAAGCGCTGTATATACCAGTAGATATATGAGATCCCGTTACTGTAACAAGGGCTGTTCCGTTTGGAGCAGAGTTCGATGACTCGTATAGGGACACTAATAAGTTTCCTGTCCCAACAGAAGGAATGTTTTTTAATCTCCCACCGATATTGTTATAAATATACAGATCATTTAAGTTATCTACTGCCGGAGCAAGTGATGAACTGTAATAAAAGTTTGATCGATCATCCTTAATCGATGAATCCCATCTCGCCTCTATAATAGGGCGGTTAAACCAATACTCTGAATCTCTTGCAGAGAATTTTTTAGTATAGTAACTGTTTGAGTCTGCCTCAAAACTTGATGAGAACTGAATAACATGTCCATAGTTGTTTCCTGAATTTAGATCTTCGCTCAAAACGTCTTCAACGTATCTTGTTATATCTACTTCAAAATTTTCAAGCCCTGTATCAAATTCTTGTTCCATTAAATAATCAGTCGTTACATTTACGTCAGTTGATGTATTTGAAGCACCAGCAGTTGCCCACGCTGTTGTGGAAGAGGCAGAAAGCCAATTTGACTGTCCAATGTCAGTGAACTCATCCAAATCCATACCTATCCCTTCATCCCATGCTCTTCTAAGGGGATGGGCAACTAGTTTGTAATTTCTAGGTAGAGTCTCTGGATGTTCGACGTTGTGCAGTTTCATGAAAAATTTAACAGAGCCAGAAGAAGGTAGGATACTTGCATCTCTATCTTGCTTGATAGTTCTTATTCCTTCGTTGAGATCAGTCTCGTTAATTGGGAACTTAATAAGTATTCTTGCTTGCTCAACAGAACCAGAAGTCACTTGTCCATATAATTTGAATATCTCTAATGAATCAGCAAGCCCAGCATTACCTGAAGTCTTTCTAGATCTTAGTGCTTGATTGAATTGATTTGTTATTGTGTTGTCAGCAATTGCAGTGTATCTTTTAATAGCCATTATTTAACGCTCCCTTTAATATCGATTGTTGGAAATTTAACCTCAAATATACAATTCAGAGGACAAGCAACGAACCTGCCATCTGGAGTTGTGTTTGCTCCGATTTCTATTCCACTTCTAGAGTATGCTCCTCCGTTTTTATTAGTGACATGCACATCTGTTGTATCTGCTACCCCTTCAATCTTATTGAGCGTGGCATATACTTCTGTGTAACTAAAAGGCTCGGCAATATCGTAGTGTCTCAAGAAGCGGTTTCTAAGCGTCCTCAGACACTCGTCAAGGACTTTAAATTTATCAAAGCCACCCTTAGTCACTATGGTGAAAGAAATGCCTAGATTGAGTATTTTTGCGTCCATAATGTCCAAAGTATCATTAACCATCCGGTACTGATTCAGCCAAGTTTTAATATTGTTTTTGATAATATCATTTGAAGTAGTGAGGTTTCCTGCACTATTTTCTGATATTATGTACATGTTTAGGTTTCTCTTAAACGAATCTTTGTCTTGTAGTACGGCGCACCTCTTAATTGCTCCAAACTTTGGAGGCATATTATAAACCAAAGATTTATAGTCTTCTCTTGTCACTGCTCGATTCTGTGCTGCAAAGAAAGATTTTGTTCTGATTTTTAATTCATCTGTGGTGGGTATGTTGGCATGCCCAATGATTGGATCATCGTTTGAAGATTCTAGAGAGTTTTTTACCTGAGCGAGTTTGGCAGAATCTAACGTAGTTTCATCTTCAAAACTGTATATTGCTCTTGTAATTTGTGTTACAGATCCAACTGAAGCATTTGGATTATTACTACTATTAACTCTGAATACTACATTTAGGACAGTGTTAACCGGTGATACTCCGAACTTATCAGTTCCCAAAAGATTACTAGGATCGAAATCTGTATTCGTTATATAGTCTCTCCCAAATTGATCTAATACTACATTACTAGGATCAACAACCTTGTCGATTTTTATATCCTCTTCAGATCCAAAGCCAAAGATTAGGTGGGTTTCACCCCTGTTTCTCTCAATGACAAACCTTCTTGGTACCGCAGTAGGCTTAAGCAACATTGGTGCAGCCTCTCTGGTGGAGGAATCATTGTTTGGAATCTCGCGATAGATAACATCTTGCCCAAGGTGTTCAACTTCGTAATATTCATGCCCTTCTCTATCGGTGCAGTCTAGTATTTCTGCTACATTAGTGTCGCCCAACAAAATTTTATTAAATTTCTTGAATGCCCCAACAGTTAAGTTCTTTTCTGCCAATCTACCAGAGACTACTCTTCCAATCGCTTTGATAATATAATGGGTTGGAAGCCCAGTGTTGGTGTTAACTCTTCCCACGACAATCTCATTAGTAGAGTCCCGAAAATCTACATCTTCAGTTAAGATAAAGTTTTCTCCTGCTGTAGATGCCAATTCTGTTCTTCTCTTCAGAATCGGAATGAATCTAGAGTCTGGAGCCAATCCAGTAGAATCTGATGGGATTAGTATGAAAAACGAAACATAACCGTGAGCAGATGGTTTACCTCTGTACTTATATCCCATTTGGCGTGTCAATTTTACTACATTATCATATTCATTTGCAGTATCCAAGAAGGACTCGTTTGCTTGGTAGTCCAAGTAGAAAGACAGGATATCTCCAGTATAAGCCACTTGATCGATCACAAGCGAACCAAAAGAAGCATCGTTAAAGTCTTTGTATGTGTCTGGATAGTACCTTCTAGCGTGATTAATTAAGTCTTGCTTAATTGAATTAAAATCTCTACTAGTGTATTTGATGGGTACTTTTTTGTTTTTATCATCGTATTTAGCCATTTACTTCCCTCTCTTAGATTGCCACAGAAAATGCCATAATAGCACCTGTGTTATTGATACTGAATCTGATTGTAACTAGTAATTGATTTGCACTTATATTGTCATTATTTTCTTCTGTGCTAAACAAAATATCATGAATTTCCAAAAACCCCATGTATTGCTTCACTTGTTTTTTTATCCTAGCCCTGATTACAGAATAAGTTGAAGCATTGTTTTGTTCGAATAAAAACCTTTTCATTCCTACTCCAAAGTTTGGATCCATTATCCTCTCTCCCGGACTAGTAAGGAGAATCATCTTAAGATTTTGTTGTATAACTGATACAATCGTTTGGTTGTTTTCATAGCCGTTTGAATCGCTAATCGTTAATGGAAGTCTTGGTGAATAGTTGGACATAATAGTTACCTCAACCATAAATAGTTATTTTATCTATTTTGATTCAAAGTAAGAATCGCTTGATCCCTTTCTTGCTCTAGTCTCTTTATAAAGTCAGATGCATCTTCTTCAAAACTGTCCCTATAATCATTAAAATCACTTAAACTAGTTACGTCAAACCCAAATAATTCGGTGAATGCTTGAGAAAAATCAAATTCTGACATACCACCTTCAGGGGTTGGATTCGAAGTATTGGCTGGTGTAGGCGTTCCCAAATATATTTCATAAAATTCATAATATCTCCGCTTTGCCTCTGAGACGGACAAACCTTGGCTCAATTTAAGTTGATTATATTTGTCGTTTATTATAGAATCTAAGTCCGATATACTGCTGGCGTTATAGGCATAAACAATATTGTCTTTTAGAGTAGAAGGATAATTTTCAAAATTTACATCAGCATACACATCATACATGACTCTGTAAAAATAAATCGAAAATGTGTAATATCTCAAACCTATTCTCATAAGTCTGTTGTATTGCGATATCCCATCTGCGAACCTACTTTCACTAAGAACTCTATCCCATCCTGCTCTGTTTGCTATATCAGCCTCTTCAACCATTAGCCCAAGATAAGTTAAATAATCTCTTAAATCTTTACGGAAGTCGCCGGCTCCGATGGGCAAATAAAACAAATCAGACATTAATCCTATGATTCTCCAAAGTTCTAAGTCTTCTTTATTGGAAAAATCTATATCAAGTGCATCTTCAAGATCAGCATAAAGCGGCTGATTTAAAACCACTTCATCACTATTTTGCCCGAAGGCTTCCAAGATTGGCTCTTTAGAGGAGTATTGATTTGGTAAATCTACCTCTTCTACATAGTCATCATGATTTTTCTTAAGAAAACTCAAGAATTTTTTGAAAAAATCTTCCAAGAAAGATACGAATTCTGTATATTTCTCAATAGCCAGTTGTGCTTTCTCTTGAGTTAATTGCTCTTGTTCTGCTGCTATCTCTTCTAATGATCCTCCAACGAAACTGCCAGTATCTGGATCTGCTGCAGGGTTTAGATTATCTCCACGCTTAAGATCTGCTAGCCTCTTTCTTTCCTTTGGTTCCAAGAATGAAGTTGCTAGGTATAGCAAGCCTAGTGGGCCGATAGGTGGGCCGGGAGCAAATGGAACAAGGTTCATAGGCAAAGCCATTAACGATGCTGCTGGTGGAGGGATGTCAAACCCTGCTAAAGACGCACCTTGTCTGATCTTAGATGCAATCTTGATATTGGGATCGAACTGTTCTGCGAATCCTTTGAGAATCAAAGGCACAGTCATTAGAGCCAACTTTCTTGCAGTTGCAGAATACTCTGGATTTGTTGAGATACCTGATTGTTGTTCTAGAACTAAATTATCCAACTCTTTGTCCTGAGATTCAAAGGCAGATGGATCTTGATCTAGTGTTTCAATATTTCTCTTGATAGTGTCTTTTGTTTCAGCAAATATCAAAGATATTTCAGGCTTCTCTGCTGTCAAAAGGATCTTGTATAGTTCTATGACTGATTGCTTTAAGTGATCCACTTTCATGATATTC